TTGTTTGCGGATTCAACTTCCGACTGCATTTTTGCAAAGTCGGGAGTGTTCTTGGCTTTCTGCTTTTTAAAAGCACCGATAGCCTCTTTCATCTCATCGGCTGACAATCCCTGCTCCTTAAAATATGACTTCAAAACGGTGTCCTCTGTCACGCTCTGTTTGCCTGTAATAAGGCTTGCGAGCTTGTCATAATCAAAGGCAGGAGCGTTTCCCTGTGGAGTTCCCTGCGGTGCAGGTGTCGGTTCATTGGGAGTTGGTGTTGGATTTGGTTCTGCCATTTTTTTCATATCCTTTCAGTTTTTCGGGTGTCTCCCGTAATCAGTTTATAGAGTGTCTCTCTGTTTCAGTTTTGCACGGTGTCTCCCGTAGTTTAATGTCTTCGGACAATAAAAAAGCACCTTACATATTTGTAAAGTGCTTAATCCGCTTTTTCTGTTTTTTCTGTTTTAACTGCTTTGGTTCTCGGCTTTTTGGGAGCGTCAGACTTGACCTCTTCTGCAAAACCGCCGTCAATGAGTTCCTTTGCTCTCTGCTCGGAGCATTCAAAAACTTCATTCACAGGTCGAGTTAGATAGCCGTTCTGCCTGTCGTTAAATGCTGTTGTTACTCTGATTTTCATTCTGTCACCACCTTTCTAAACCGGTCGAAATCGACGGGTTTAAATGCAAAAAGCACCCTATAATCAACATTGCTGTCGATTATAAAATGCTCAATTCGTAATTTTATGCTGTTTTTGTGAATTGCATATAACAAAACCGCCCTTTTTACGGAGCGGTTAGATTATACCACTATCTTTTAGATATTGCATTTTTTGTTTCTCTCTAAGCTTACTGTAAAGTGCTTCAGCATCTTTAGCTTCTTGTGGAGCATCTTCACGCAAAGTGACATTTAAACCATTTGTTACAAGGTACGGCTTAAACACATTCCATAGAGATTTTTGTTCTTCAGTTTGTATCAATCTCATACCATCATCACCCTAAAAGTTTGCTGACTCTGTACTCGTTATACACTTCATCCATAGCTTTATCTTTTAAGCATTCAAAAGCATACTCACTTATATCCTCTATATTATAACCGTTATTTATCAATTTTTCAACCTTTGGAGCATAAATTTTATTAAGGTAATCGCAATATTCAAAATAATCGTTAATACTTCCGAATTTTGCTCTGTAATTTTTAGCGTCTTGCCAATGAATCAGTTCGTGCAGAATTGTACTCAATCTGTCTTGCGGACAAGCCAAGTTTTCTTGTAAGCCTGACAAATCACTTGTTGAAAAGTATGCTGAATTGACATTTAGAACATTCTGCATTGGCATATATGAAGCAATAGCATTTACTCGCATTTCTTCGGGAGTGACAATACAAATTTCAGGCTTTCCGCTTGTTTCAACCTCTCCGAGCATATCAAACGCTTTTCTCACTTGCATATCAAAATTATGAAGTTCTTTTCGTTTTAGCTTTACCTTATCTGAAATATAAACATTATCACACAATGTATTTGCCTTGTGGGTATCAATTGTAATTGTTTCGCCCTCAATTTTGCGTTCAAAAGTTTTTGATATATCTTCTTCAAAAACAGGTCTGTAATATTTCTGTTCATTGGTGTTTAGTGAGAATTGCTTTGTCTTTTCTTCAAGCGTATTCGCCCTATCGTGCCACTCATCGGCTCGGGTTTGGGCAATGCGTTTATTGTCCTCGTCAAGACTGTATTCGGCACGGCGGTCAAAGCGTTCTGCCTGACGCTGTGCATACTGCTGTTTTTCCTCTATTCCTCGCTGACGGTCAAGCTCTTTGATTTCATCTTCAGACAGCGGTGCGTCCAAATCATCAAGTTCGGGATAATATGTACTTGTGCTGTCCTTACATCTCGGATGAAACAAACCGTTCTTGATTGCGGTTGAGAGAAGCGGATAGTTTCCGTCTGACTTTTTGCCGTTTGAATAAACATCGTCAATAAACACCTTGCCGATATATTTTGCACAATCGGGGCAACCGCCCTGTCTTGAGTTCACAACAACGAGGGATACTCCCCATTCGGCTCGCTTTTCGCCCTCACCACGCAGATAGGCTCTTTTGTTGGCTGTTTTAACCGCCATATCTGCATAATCCGAGAGCGTATGCCTTGCACCGTTTTTGTATTCCACACAATTAAGACCTGCGTTGAGCATATCTTTGCAAGCTATATCAACGGCTTTTTCGTATGTAACCGCACCCGTGTTCATTGCAACCTGTGCGTTAAAAATCGCCTTGCGGTACTTGTCGTTGCTCATACGCAAAACCGCCGTTTCTGCCCTCTTTAAATCGTCTGTGGTCGATTTTATGAGTGCGTCAAGTTTACGGTCATTCATCTTAAAAAACTCGGCTGTGCTGTGTGCTGACGGCTTTTTCGGGGCTTTGAAACCGTCCTTGACAGCTTCAAGAATTTCTGCCTCCTGACTTGCATTTCCGTCAGCTTTGGCGGTGCGAATCATCTCTTCAACCTTGCTGTTAATGGTTTTGAAACGCTTGCCGAATTTCTTTGCGTTGTGCTTACGGTACTCTTCAAGACTTTTGAGCTGTTCAGCCTGCCATTGTGTCCAGTTGTAACCCTCTTTGGTTTCTTCGGCTCTGTGACGGCTGAAATTGCGCATCATGCTGTCGATAAGCTCGTTTTCAATTCTCTCAAAAGCCTCTTTAATGTTGTAATCACTCATTGCTTACTCATTTGCTGTCATCGTCCTGATTTGCGATATCTTCGGGTTTATCGGGTTCATTGCCCGTGTCGGTAAGGTCAACATCATCAAATGGAGAAGTTTCTTCTTCGCCTGCGATGCCCTGTTCTTCCTTAATTCTCTGCACCTCTTCGGCTTTCCAATCCTCCGACTTGCTGTCGCCGTAAAGCTCGTCAACCGAGGTTTCAACTGACATCAAACCGCCCTGTCTTGCTTTTGACACGGTTTCAACCTGACTTTCAAAGCTCGGATTTGCATATTCGCCGAAGTTTACGGACACTTCCAAGCCCTCAACAATACCCTTGCCGTTAAGTTCACCGTCTGCATTGAGTACAACTGCAACAAGGCTTTGAAGTGCGTTCTGCGTAATTTTCACAAGGTTCTGCCTTGTGTAAAGGGTTGTCTTTTCCTTTTCCCGCTGCGCATCTGCATTAACAACCGACTTTGTCTCAATGCCGAGCGATGCCGGCGAGATAATGCCCTGTAAGCAGAGGTCGAGAGCAGTAATGTATGAACTCAAATAGCTTTCGTGCTGAATCTGCGGACTTTCGGTGTAAATCCTGTTGCCGTTGCCGTTTTCAGACATATCGTTGCCCAAGGTGATAAATCGGTTGTCAAACGGATTTGGCGATATCGGCTGACAGGTTTCGGGATTTCTCGGAACAAGGCAATCAGGCACATACTGCTTTGTTCGGCAGGCTCTGAGTGCGTCCATCCACTGTGACCACACTTCATCAAGGCTGTCGAAAGCGTCTGTTTTTATGCCGATAATGCCCGCACCTCTGCCCTTGTGGCACGATTTGCCGTAAAGGACAGGTACAGCCCACATATATGATTCGCCAAATGTAACGCCCTTTGAATCAATCCACGAAAGAGCGTCAACCGTGTGCAGGTCAATCTCTTTGCCGTTGTCATTGTACAAAGCATAGTGAATATAGCCGTAACCGTATGTTTCTTCAAAACGGTAACGGCGGTGTTTTTGCGTGTAATCGGTGTAAAACTTAACCTCTCGGATTCTGCCACGCACATATGTAAAGTCGATGTTTTCGGCAGGATACCATTCAACAATCGGAACATCTGATACAGCCGTGTCAAAACTGACCTTAAAAGCACCGTCACCAACAACACATAGGTCACGGAGCATTTGTTTAACCGTGTCGGATAGCTTGTTCTGCTTTTCAATGTCTTCCCAACGCTCTGCATAAGCGGTTGAATTTTTACTTGTAACATCTGTGCCGTTGTAGTCGGCAATTACGATATTCACAAGCGTTTCGCAGATGAGTGCCGGCAGGCCCGTGTGTATTTTACGAATTTCAAGCCCCTTTGTGCTTTTTGCCGCCCAAAACATAGTTTTGTTTGTATCAATCTGCCTGTACAGCTCCGCAAGCTGTCTGCTGTTGCCCCAATACCAAATGCGATTGATAAAGCACTCGGTCAGATGATTGCTTGTTTCGGTGACGGTAATTGTTTTGTCGCTTGCAGGAGTAATCTGCAAAAAGTTTTTAATTCCCGATCTGATAGATTCAGCCATTCTGTTAATCAGCCCCATTTATTTCACTTCCAATAATATTTTTAAACGGCAGCCACGCATATTGACCGCTGTTAATGCAATGGTCGTGACCGTCCTCGGGTGTGTTGTCTTTATCCTCTCGCCAGCTGTAAATTTCAAACTCGGCAATCGTGTTTTTACAATGTTCAAGCACAAAATAACAGTCGGTGGCAAGCCAGCCGAGTACAAGATTGATTCGGTCAATAATCTTCGTTTTCTTCCATGCATTTGCAAAGTCATAGACACAGCCGTGCTGTCGCTTATACTTTTGAAATTCGGTAATAGTCGCTTGGTCGGCGCTGTCAATAAAAGCCGTGCGTGCAAAGCCCCATTCATCACGGTTGCGGTCAAGAAAATCAATAAAATTCTTCACCGTGTCACTCGGGGCAATAGGCGTTTGCATTTCAGCGTTGTTATAAACTCTTTCATCAAGCTGAACACACTTGCCGTGATTGGTAATGCCGTAAAATGTCATTGCGATAGTGTCAGGCGACTTCTGCGAATAGGCGGTATCAAGACCTGCGGTGAACTGAACAAAGTGTTCCGACTTGCGGTTACAGTTCAAAAACTTTCCTGCCCACTCTTTTGATTTGATGTGTCTTGCCCTCTCAAAATTCGGAAACACAAGCCCTGTTGCTCTGCCTCGCAAACCTAAGATTTTATTTTTATAGAGCTTTGTACCTTTCGGTGCAGAGTTCTTTTTCTTTTCAATCTGTTCAGGAGTAAGACTTAAATTGTCGGCAAAAGAAAAGAACCAATACCGCCAATTCGGTACAGGTTCTTCGGTAAGCTCCGCCGTAATCTCGGGAGGAATATCGTTTTCATATTTTTTAAAAGGACGGGAGCGGTTGACAAACTCCTTATACACAGGCAGGCTCGGATCATCGGGATTCAGCGTTGCAAGCATATAGTCATTACGGGTTGACATCTCTCGGATAAACTCGATATCAGCGGTGTTGATTTCGTCAATATAAACGCACCCAAACTGCGCACCGAGAACCATTTCCCACTTATCCCGACTGCTGTAACCGAGAATATAGATAATTTTGTCCTCAAACTTGATATGCGGCAGCTTGTAGTCCTTGTCGCCGTTGCCGCAATAGACAGCGTTGCGGTGCAAGTCGAGAATACCGTTGTCCTGCTGAATTATAGTTTCCTCAGCCTTGCCCGTAGTTTTGGCGGCAATTGCGTGAAGCTTCTTCGGCGACTGCGACACCATTCGCATAAACTTAACGCCTGCTCCGACGGTAGTTTTGCCGGACGCTGTAGTTCCTTCAAGAAATTCAGCCGACACATTTGTTGTGTTGATAAAGTCGATATACTTTTGTGACAACGGGAATTTGTTACTCACTCAATCCCTCACCACCCAACTGTCTGAACACATCGGATAGTTTTTCGGACTGCTCAACCTTTGCGTCAACCTTAACGGTGTATTCGCCCGTCATCTTGTTGAGCGTGTCAATAGCCCTGATTCTGTCAGAGGTGTCCTGCCCGTCATTCCTTGCAATGTCGGACAAAGCAACCTGTCTGTCCTTTGCACTCATAATGCGCTCGTCCTTGAGCTTATCGGAAAGCTCCTTGATGTATTTTGAAACTCCAACATTCTCCAACAATTCATACGCTCTTGCGTTTGCGTAATTTTCGGAATATCCTGCCTGTATCGCACTCTGAACGGTGTTACCGCTCTGCGCATAATATTCCGCAAACTTCCTCTGTCTTGCATTTAATTTGTCTTTCACGGTATCACCGCCTTTTCTAAAAATCAGCAAAAGAAAAGACAGCACATTTCTGTACTGTCTTTAAACACAGGTTTCCGGAGTTGCACCGGAATCTGTAAAAACTGTTTTCCTATTTAAACTATCCCCTGCGTTTATAATATTATATCAATAAATTTCTAAATATTCAAGTGTTTTCTTTCCCATTTATTCAATAATACACTTACATATTTCTGTTCTTTATCAGTCAATTGACGATCTCCAATTTCATTATGTTCATAACCCAAATGGGTATGTGGCATCATTCCATTATGAGGTCTACCTTTAACGTCAATTTGTTTTATTCTTTCGCCGTAGTTGTCATAAAAAGTAACACTTTTGATGTTGCTCTGTTTGTCAAGAGTAGCATACACTCTATTTTTTGTCATAGTTTCCATAGGAGCTTTTATCGAAGTATTACCATTCATACGAATTACTTTTATTTCACCAAATTGAGCAACTGTGTGATATTCTGTACCGTACTTCTTTCCCTTATCACTTATACCGCTTGAAGAGCCTCTTCCGCCCATTATTTTGACCTCCTGAATTTTTCCTGAAACGATTTGATGTTGATGATGTTTCCCATACATTCTTCGGGGACTCTGCCGTAGAAGATAATTGTTTCAGGCTGTAAGCGTTCAATCATTTCTTTGTAACCTTTCAAAAACAGTTCTTTTGATTCCGTACGGTTCTGCGTTCCAACACTTGATACGGCAACCGTACCACCCAAAGGCTCGCCGTCAAAACACCATTCAAAACTCTTTTCATCACTCCAACAAATTGTAGGTATCACCTCAATACCGTAGAGCTGTAAATATGCACCTATCCAATGTTTGCGATAGTGATTATAAATTTGCAACGCTGTCGGATAATCAGTGTAAAGACTGAAATCAGGCGACAACACACAATTAAAATTTTGTAGCTTTTCAATGTACCTGTCGGGTGTATTCCATAATCTTTGGAACTGGTAATCGTCCAAAAAGAAATGCACACCGCAGTTGTTCTGCTTACTGCTCAAAACTTCATTAAATCCGATAAAGTTGTTTTCTGTAATTTTTGTAGGCTCAATAATCGGGATGTCATATTCTCCTGCACCCTGAAAAATCGCTCTTGTGCTATTTTCGTAACCTGTACCGCATTTGTCTTTATACATCAATTTCACCTCACAACACAAAACCGCCCTCAAATGAGAGCGGTCTGTGCGATTTTTTTAGGGGGACATAAATGCCTATGTCGTTTTGTTGCTTTCTTCAGTTTACATTATATCACCCTGAAACCGAAAAACCGAACAACTTTTACCAATGGTGGCGGTTGCACATAATTCTTATGTTGTCGGGGGTATTGATTCCGCCTGTATCGACTGCAATCTTCGCCCAGCTGTATTTTAAGCCGAGGTGCATAAACAGGCAGTTTTCCACAAAATCATCCCGTGAGAGGCTGTTCAGAGCCGAGTTCCTGCGGATTTCAAGGTTCTGAATATCACGCTGAATATCGGCAATCTGCACCACCGCATTGCCCACCCTGTCGGATGTCTGACCTGACGGAACAATTCGTTCACCCAGCGTCACCGCCGTGTTGTCCGCCTCAGCCTGAATCCGTGCCATTTTCGCCCTGAGCCGTGAAATCTCTCGGTTGATGTCCTTAATCTCTCTTGCTGTCAATCCGTATCACGCTCCTCCTCGTCAAGCATACCAAGTTCCTGCGCCAACGCAACAACAGCGGTTACAATCAAATGCAAATCCTTACCTTTGATGTTACACATATTAAAGCAAACATCGCCCTCATCGTTATCAAGTTTACCAAAATCAATAACAAGTCCCTTTGTGATCGTCTTGCTTTCATTGTTATCGTAATTAACGGTAATGTTTTTAATATCTTTCATTTTCTTCACCTCTCAACGATTTGGCAATTCTTTGTTGGTTCTTGCAGATAAGGTCATTTATGTTGCAGAATAAATAATATGTCAACCCTCTTATCTCTTCTATATCATCTGTGACCATAATGCGATTGAGTTCACCGTCAATCGTTTCACGGGTGTTATCGATTTCCTGTCTGAGTTTCATTTTATCACTCTCCTTTAATTTTTCGGTTATTCTTTTGGTTAAGCCGTTTTCGTTGGTTAGGCATTCTAAGGCTTGGAGGGCATTGATTACGGTTTGCTCGTTGGTTTGGGACTGATACATCTTACGGACGAAGTCGGCGCTTTTCTTTACATTATCCATAATTCTTTGTGAGAGCAGGCGGTATTCGTCTGCGTCGTTTCTGTCACGCTTATACTCCGTTCTGAGCTTGTCCTGCCATTCAAGGCAGATGTTTATGTCCCAGCCTTTATGACGGTTGTTGTAGCCGACCTTTGCAAGCCTTGAAAAGTATTTGTATTCGGGCGGAGGAAAGGCTGAGTAATCAAGCTGACCGTCAATTGCTTTATCTTCAAGCTGTTCAAACACCTGTGGATTGTTAAAATCATATTTTTTCATATTACCTCCTGCGGAGGCTTGTGGTGGGTTTGGTGCGATTTTAAAGAACCCTTTCTATATATGTATTAGTTTATTTTTTCTTATACGAAAGGTTAGAAAAACCCGTAAACCCTCCTCAAGCTACCACACTAACAATCTTTATAAATTGAAATTCCATTGAAATAATTGAAATTTCTTCCCTTTACTTTTTCAAATCGTTTGGCAAGCTCGGTGCTGAATTTGGTATTTGACATACAATATTCGTTGTTATCCCCTGCCCAGCTTGTATAGGCGGCATAGAGCGTGCTTGCCTGAACCGAACCCTCTAACACACATCTGTCCTCGATAAAGGCGGAAATGACATCCATTTCACGCTTGTACTCTCTCACGCTCTGAAGAACGGCAGACGGCATTTTTAAGCCCTCTCTCTGCCACAGAATACAGCCGTCGATACACCATTTGAAAATTGCGGTCATTTCGGCTTTGAGCTTATGCGTAAGGTTCTTATCAACCTTATCCTCGGGAATCTGAACTTTGTACGGTTTCATATGTTTTCTTCGCCATATGTTCGTGTCAGTGCCTCTGATAATCGGTTTATGGTTTGTCGCCATCCACAGCTTGAACTCGGGCTTGAACTCAAATTCCTCGCTGTACAGCTTTCTTGCCGTTACGGTATCGTCACCCGTAAGCTGTTTGAGAAGTCCCTCATTAATTCGCACGCCCTCGTTCGGCTCAACCGAGGTGACAAGTCTTGCACCCTTTAACCGTGCAATGTCGCTGTTTATGGCACTGCTCTGCGAATTTCTCACCATAATAGTTTCAGGCTGAATGTTTGCGGCATAGTCGCCGAATACATCACGGATAACATCAATGAATGTACTCTTGCCGTTTCGTCCCGTGCCGTAAAGGAAGAATGCGCATTGCTCGGCTGTTGAGCCTGTCAGACTGTAACCGACCGCCTTTTGAATGTAGCGAATAAGCTCCTTATCGCCTGCAAAAATATCGTCAAGGAATGCAAGCCAACGGGGACACTCTGCCGTTTGAGAGCAGTCAACCGAAGTAATCTTTGTGAAATAATATTCGGGATTATGCGCCCTCACTTCGCCGTTTTTAAGGTTGATTATTCCGCTTGGAGTGTTTAATGCCATACGGTATTTATCCATTTGTGCCGGAAGTACGGGGATATGGTGTTCAACCTCGTTGAGCATTGCTTTTTTTGATTTGTTGGAACGGCTTGCTTTCATATGCTTTTCAAATGCTTTTGACATATCTCCGCCGTTCTCCTCATCAGCTTGCAAGTACAGCCTTGCTTCGGCTTTCATAGCCTCAACGCTTTTATCCGCCATTCGCAAAACTACCCCGATATTGTCAACACACCACTTCATAGAATTGTAGTAATACCACTTTTTCTCAGTGTAACAATACCTTACATTATCACCGAATAAATCAACGAACCTGTCGGCATTGCCCATATCGTCAAAGGTGTAGGCACGCATTTTTTCTTCGTCAACCGCTTGAACAGCCTTGCCCTCACCGATTGAAATTGAATAATCGTTATGCTGTTTTGGGTTATAGGTCTGTGTACAGCCCGACACAGCCTTTTGCAAGGTTATAATGCCGTAGGTTGTACCCGACTGTTTTCTGTCCCACTTGTCACGCATTAAGCCTGATTGTCTGAAAATCGAATCCATTTTGTCGGTATCGCAACCGCACCAGAACGCAAGCATATTGCAAAAAGCCATATCCGCCTCGCTCTGTGACGAGTAAGCCGAAAAATCACCGCTGTACAGAGCCTTGAAAAGGCTTCCGTTCTTAGCGCTGCAGGCGATTCTGACAATATCGTCAACGGTGTTCGGATTGACCTCAATGTTACGGAGCTTAGGCTGTGGCTCTGTTGCCTTGCCGAGATATTTTGAATGCAACGGTTTTATGCTTTCGGTGCAATCGTTTATGTACGCATATGCAGAGCAGTAATCACCTGTCACAACGAAGAATCTGCCGTTTTCGTACATTTCAAAACCGCCCGAATCATTCTTTGCCTTTCTTCTGCCCTCGGGAAGAGTTCCCTTGCAGATTATGTGAACGCCTGTCTTGCTCTGCGAAAATTCGGTGTAGCTCTGCAAAGTGTTCACAAACTCGCTGATTATGTTGTCAGCTCCGCCGTTTTGGTAGTCCTGAATGTCATTCGGCATATCGTCAAGGTCAACACCGAAAAACGGTGAATTTGAGAACATAAAGCCTATACCCGAATATTTTGCGGATTCTCTGACTGCCGTTTCAAAGTCCGACCAAGTGTCCGAGTTATTCGGCATTGCAAAGCCACCCGTTCTTGGATTTATCGGTTTCTTTGAAATTCCGCTGTGTGATTTCGGATCTGGATATGACTGCCAGCACACCCAGTTTTTGTAACCTTTCAATTCCTCGGGAACTGCAAAATATTTATTTTTATTTGGGTTTAAATTTGTAAAGCCCATTTTTTCACCTCCATATATAAGGAAAAGCACGGTGAAAATTGCACTGTTTTATGCAATTCCCGAAGAATTTTTTTAAAATCAGAACGGCAAATCATCGTCAATCGGCATATCAACAAAGCCCTGATTTGCTGTCTGTGCAGGTGCATAACTCTGCTGTGGCTGTGCATAGGCTGTAGCTGTATTGGTTGTCGTCTGCTTTGGAATATGCTTTACAGTCGGATATTTTGTAGGATTTCTCCAGCTTACTCGCTCCTGTGTTTTTCCGTTGTATTCTTCGTGCTTTATAGTTACACGCAACGGCTTATTGACAAGCTCACCGCAGAACTGCTCAAGGCTGTCGTACTCCTTGCCATCGGGAAGTCCTGCCGCCTTGCCGAGTGCCATAATCTGACCATAGCTGTATCCCTTGACCTGCAAGTCTGCGTTTGTAGGCTCTTTCTTCTTCCACAATGTATCAAATATATATCCGTTTTTATAGTTCTGCTCAACATCATTTCTGATTACCATTGAGATGTTCAGATTTTCTTTGCCATTCTTTGTTACTCTCTCCTCAACCTTAGCGATAAGGCACTCATAATCACCCTCAGGCTTGATTGAACTGCCCTGTGTTGCTTCGTTCCAGTTTGATTTAAAACCCATGATTATTCCTCCAAAATTAATTTAATTGCTTCATTGGCACTTCTGCATATTCCTGCTACCGCACCGTTGAGTTTCATCATCTGTATGAATTTCTGTTGCTTTTCGGTAGGTCTGCCCTTGGGAGTTTTAACCTCGATAAAGACCGCCCTGCCGTCTGATTTTCTGACACCGAACAAATCCGAAAATCCGGGCGGAACTCCCGTGTTGAAATATCTGCCGTCCTTTGTAAAGCCTGCACCTACATTTATACGGAAAATATCGCAGTACGGTGCAATTGCAATACGGATTTTATTCTGAATTGCGTGTTCTTCTGTCAAGCTATCATACCTCTCTTTCGTGCCTGATAATACGCCCAGCCGGGCTTATATCCGTGTGTTTTTGCGTAAACAAGTAAATCGTTGTAGCTGCCGCAATCAGATGGTGAACTGAAATCGAGCTTAAAGCCCTCAACCTTTATAAGCTCTGCTGTGGTATCGTTTTCAACGGTTCTTTCGGCTGTCGGGAATACATAACCGCAATGCGGACACACGGCTTTCTGCCCTGCCGGCGGTGCTGAAAATGTAAAGAAACATTCGGGACATTGTCTGACCTTTTCCTCCTGCTCCTTTTCGATTTTTTTAACACTCAGCTTTTTGCGTTTTTCAAGCGTCCATTCTCGGTCGTCATCAGGCATTCCGTGCCTTGCATAGTTGCCCACATGGTCAATGATTACCGCCCTTTTGTTTGGCTTATAACGCATACACCGCATTGACTGCTGAATGTAAAGCATAAGGCTGTGAGTAGGTCGGAGCAGAATCGTGCATTCGCAGTCAGGCACATCAAAGCCCTCTGAAATCAAATCCACATTGCAGAGTATTGTAATTTTGCCGTTCCTGAAATCGGCTATAATCTGTTCTCGCTGTGCTTTTGGGGTTGCTCCGTCAATATGCCTTGCTGATATGCCTGCGTCACAAAAAGCCTTCGCCGTTGCAAGACTGTGCTTTACCGAGGAACAGTAACAGACGGCTTTTTTACCGTCTGCAAGCTGTTTGTAATATTTGATAACATCACCGAATACCGTGTTTTTTATCATTGCCTTTTCAATGTCGGCGGTGACATACTCGCCCATTTTGGTGTGTAAACCCGTAAGGTCGGCGACACTCGGAGCGTAGTAGTCATACGGGGCAAGGCAGTTATGCTTAATGAGCCATTTTGTACTCACCCCGATTATGAGCTTGTCGTTGACATCGCCCAAACCGTCACCGTTTAATCGGACAGGTGTTGCGGTGACGCCAACCCTCGGAACATCTGAAAAATGTTCGTAAATGCGTTTGTAGCTTTGTGCAAGACTGTGATGATTTTCGTCTGTGATGATAAGTGCGGGTTTTGGCAGTTTCTTCAATCTTCGTGTAAAGGTCTGCACCATACCGATTTGGCACAAATCCATAAGCACACCCCAGCGAACAAAGGTTCTGAATATTTGGTCAACAAGCTCTCTCCTGTGAACAAGGAACAGCACCCGTTTCCCGTTCCAAGTTGTTCGTCTTGCAATTTCTGCGACAATGCAGGACTTTCCGCCACCGCAACCGAGAACTATGCAAGGAGCTTTGTAACCCTCTCGCCAAGCCTGTCTTACCTGTTCAACAAGGTCATTCTGATACGGTCGGAGTTGCATTGTCTGCACCCTCTCTCTGCTTTTCCTGTTTCTTCTGCTTTATCAGCTTTGCAACACACTGCATACAGAGCTGTCTGCCGTAATTTTTTGTTGTGCCGTCAATGATCTGTTTAACGGTGCGTTTGCCGTCCGAAAGTATCGGTGCTTTGCACTCATCACAATACTGTTCGGGTTGCATTGAATAGTATGTTCTCAATGCTTCATCAACAATTTTAAGGTCATTTGATATGTACATTGAATCAAACAAGCCTATCGGACTTTTACAGGTATCGTTACCGTCCGTTTGTGTTGCAAAAAGATACTTGCCGTCAACGACAACAGTTTTTAAAACCGTGGTAAACATTCCCTCGACCGAGATTTTTTCGTCAAGCAACTTGCCGATTGTTTTAGCTTTCTGTCTGCCGTTTTCGTCGGTTTCAATATGGCTGAGAAAATAAACAATCGTGTCATTCGGGAGAGTTTCAACCTCTTTTACAAGCTCCCAAAAATTTTTACCGATATCGGTAAACTTCTGAAAGCCTGTTTCCTTGGCTCTTCTCATATACTCGTTAGCCATGAGATACTGTGCGTCATCAACTGCAATCGACTTGCATTTCTGCTTTTTGATAAAGTCCTCAATATCAATGTAGTTGTCGGAATTGATTGAAGAAGTGAATTTGGTCCTGAACGGAAGTGATTTTCCGTTTACATTTACAAGAGCAAGTTCATTTGCTTTGAAATTTCTTAAAGAGGCAGATTTTCCGCTGCCTGAATATCCTAAAACCAATATAGGTAATCCCATAAATAACACCTCACTTAATACTTAACGACTGCTTGGCTTCCATATGTACGAAGGGGATTTCTTCGCCCTTTTTGCAGAGAGCCTTGACATCATTCTTTTTTACTTCGGGCATACTGTACTTTAAGAGGTGATCAAGGTTGTGCTCCTCCGCCCACTCAACAAATGAAATTTCATCATCAACAACAAGGCTCGGAGCGTTCTTTTTAAGCGACATAACCGCTCTCGGCATATCAATCTTCTGTCTGCCGAGTGCCTGCATTGACTTAAACAGATAGGTTTTAAGGCTCTCCGCCTGTTTTTCTTTTTGTGACTGTCTTTTTGCAATTGCCGCCTTTTCGGTTTTAAGCATTTTAGCCTCGGCAAGAAGCTGTTTGTAGTAGATTGCAATGCTCTCGGCTTTCTCGTCAAATTCGCCCTCAATACCCGTGAGAGTATCGAACCACGCTGTCAACATCTTGTTGCGGTATGCGTCCACATTAGCAATAATGTTGCCGTCATCATCAATCGGCATTCCGTCTGCATTCGTATCGGGTTCCCATTCGTTGATAGCGTCAAACTGATTAAATAAATCCGAGTACATCTCGGTAAGCTCATAAAGTTTCATTGTTGTTCCCCCTTAAAGATTTATGTTTTGTGTGGCAAGTGCATTGATAAGATGTTCAACCTTGCCTTTGAAAAATTCCTTGTCCTGTGACTGCTTGGCGAAATCGAGCATACGGACAAAGCTGTCATATGCAATTGAAAAGTATGCCTTAAAGACATCCCTTGTCATCTGATGGACCGTCGGCAGTCTGAACATTTTTCAGCCTTTCTTCATACTCCTCTTTCTGTTTGCGAAGAGCCTCCTGTTTTTCATCCTCAAGCTGTTTTCTGACGATTTTTTCGTTATTGCGATACTCTTCTTCGAGTTCGTCATAATGCTTAATGTTCTCCCTTTCCAAAGCCTTAATCGTTTCATTAAGTCTGCGTTCATTGTCGCTCGGCTCTGCAACGGCGACTTCGATAGGACGGTTTTCAAGCTCCTGAACTTTATTCGTCAGCTTGAAATTTTTGTTCTTTTCCTCTGCAAGCTGATTTTCAATATTGCGGTAGCTTTCTTTTGAAGTGTCCGCCTGTTGCTTGTAATAGTCGGCGTCTTTCTTAGCGTTATTGAGCTGTCTGCAATAGTCAATGCTCTTGTCGGTTGCCTCCTGTTTTTCGTCCTTCAGCCTGTCAATCTCTGCCTTTAACTGCTTGACCGTTGTGTTTTCAAGGTCAAGTTTTTCGGCAATTTCAGCCTGTTCGGGTTCGCTTATGGTGGCGAGCAACATCAACTTACTTTTGCTAATTTGTCCAAACGTTTGGACATTTTCAGGATTTATTTTTTCTACAATAGAAATATAGTTATATGCGTTACTGCGTTTCATGCCTACTTCATTCTCGCAGTAGTCCTCAAAATTCGGATATCCAAGCTCCTTATACAGCTTGTTGTCACGCATTGTTTTAAGCCCGTTGCACATATCCCATATGTTCTGTTGTGCAAGGTTTGCGCTGACAATTATCTTCTGATGCAGTTCAATTGCCTGCCTATGCTGTTCGCTTACTGTTATTTCTGACATTTTTCAACCTCTCTTCTTGATTTTTTGAGTAAGAAAGGATATAATCAAATTTGTGATATTTGTTATATCCTTGCTATCCGTTGAGGCTTTGCAGAGCTTCAGCGGATTTTTCTTTTTTAGTTGACATTTGAAACACCCATACATTCAAAATTGAATGCTTCGGATTCAGGCGTTTCAAGGGCTTTGAGCTTGCGTTTTAGCTCTCGGTTTTCGAGACGATAACCGCTTGACGCTGTTTTTTCGAGTGCAAGGTCCGTTCTTGCGTTTCTCAGTTCAATGCTGAGATGTCTGTTCTCTGCTCTGAGGTTTTCCACATCTTTGAGCAGCTTTCTTTTTGTCGGGTAATTTCTTAACCGCATTTGTTACACTCCTTTCAACGGGTTTGAACCGAGAATATAATTGAGAAACGGTATTCTCGGAATACGGATAGATGTGCCGACTACAATTACATTGAATCCCAATTTTTCGGGTTCGTCCTTTGCCTGTTCACGCAAGTTTTGCGGAGCAACTCCAATAGCCTTTGCGGCATCTTCCGAGAGCAGATAGACATCACTGCTATCCATAATTTCTTTGATTTTTTTGTTCATCTGAACTGTGTCCATACTTTCGCCTCCTATTTTTCGTTGGTAATTTTGTCTGAAACGATTTCGACTGATTCAACATCAGCTACGCTGAGTGCCAGTTTGAGCAGTACAACCTCGCCGACCGTTCGTGTTATCTGATAGCTTGTAACATACGGAATTTCTGTTCCGTCAATTTCAAGAAGGAACTTGTCCTTTGTGTCAATAAGTTTAAGTTTTGCCATTTTCTCACCTGCTTTTCGATATTTTATTGCTTTACACGACCTTAAATGTTATGATTAACTATGAAAGGAGGCATAAATATGAATGATATTTTATCGTGGTTGACTTTAATAATATCCGCAGTTTCAACCTTATGCACTTTGGTTCTGTCTTGGATATTATTTAAAAAGGAACAGAACAAAACCTATCTGAAAGAACGATATGAATTAGTGATTTTCCCCATATTCAACCTGCTTGAAGAACATTTGTACAAAAAGGAAATTACTTCTGAAATTAAACAAGCCGTTGAAAAATGCGAAGATATTATTGCCGATAATAAACTTATCGCAGGTGGAAAACTCAGCTATGTATTTTCTCTTCCATTAGATAAAATTAACTTTCAAAGCATTTCAAAATTAGTCGACAAAGAATATGACGATTGTTGTTCTGCTTTAGGAATTCCTTTAAGACCGTTAGATAAAAAGATGTATACATACAAAACACGAAACATAAAAGTTTTGATATTAGGAATTACTAAATATTCAATGCCATTTATTGCAATTTCACTATTATCAGCAATTTTGATTGCATTATTTGAATACTTCTTTCTTAAAGGATAACCTCTGCTTTGATAAGCATTGCTGTAATCAGCAGAAGTAAGATAATTGCGTTGAGAATAAACACTACAAACATTAAAAACTTGTTCAATTTTCATTCTCCTTTGCCCACTTAATCAGATCCATAATTTGAGCGTCGTGCTTATCAAGGTAGCTGTCTATTGTTTTATACAAATGGGCGGCTACTATTTTTATTGCTAATACTGCTGAAGCAAAAGCTGTGCAAAGCATTAGCAGTCCTAAAATTATTATTACTTCCGTCTTTCTTCACCTCTTTTCAGCTAAGTCCGTTTAATGGGACTGCGATTGTGGTATTATTGATTGTGTTGCAAATATCTTTTGCAAATGTTATAATCGAGCAAAGGAGCTGATTATATGTGGGTAATAATTAGTGGTATTTTAGGCATTGCAGGCTTTTTAATATCTTTAATAAACCTGATTAACTATTTTGTTTCGCACAAAGTGAATTTGGAAATCACAATGCTTGAATACGCATACAAATTAGGCGTGCAGGGAAAGAAAAGACTTTTCATTCATTATAAACTTAACAATAAATCGCAACTGCCTATTTCTGTTACCGACATTCAATTAGTTCTGAACGGCATAGAGTACACCGAAGATTACAACACCCACGAAGTTAATTCTTATCATCACAAGGCAAAAGGTGTTGATGAGTATGTTCCGACATACAATGAACATCTGCCTATCAATCTTGAGTGCCTACATTCTCATTCGGGTTACCTCGTTTTTGTAATTCCTGAAGATAATTCTCCAAATCTCGATAAAGGTCTGACTTTTCAAATTCGCACCAATCGGAATAAGGAAGTACAAAAGAAAGTGTCATTGAATGAGGTGGTAACGCTCCGCTCCACTCTACCTTATCAAAAGTATAAAAATCTTTTTCTAAAGGATAAGGCGGAACATAAGGTGCACTGACAGTCTTGTTGACTGTTGGTGCTTTTTCTATGTTGAATAAATTATTAAAAAATCCCATTTTCTCACCCCCTTAGTTTTGGTTGGGTTGCAAGATTTTTATTAAGTTCACGAACCGTGTACTTAATTTGTAAAAAAAAGTTCCTCAATTGTAGTATTGAGAAATCTCGCTATTCTCAACTTAACCTCATCACGAGGAATTCTCTGACCTGTTTCATACATTGATAATGCGGATAAGCTGATTTTTACTGCATTTGCAAAATCTTCTCTTGAGATATTCTTGCTTTCTCTCAAGGTCTTGATTTTCTTGCCTATTACAGAAGCGTTCATTTTTAATCACCTCCTTGTTAAGTTCACATATCGTGTACCATTATGTTATCACAAGAATTTATGTTTGTCAACACATTTTGTGAAAAATTTTTCTTGATTTATTTCACAGTTCGTGTTATTATGTAGTAAAGAAAATTTCACAAGGAGTGATTTTATGTTCTCCGATGTACTCAGACAATTAAGGTTAAATGCAAGCCTAAATCAAGAAGAACTCGCTAAGAAATTAGGTTGTTCTAAAAGTGCTATCAGTATGTATGAAAATGGCACAAGGGAACCTAACCTCGAAACATTAGAGGCTATTGCCGACTATTTTAATGTTGATATGAACACACTTACTGATTCAAAAACTTCTGCTGAACTTAATTCAGAACTTCAGGAATACCTTGAAGAACTCAAAAACAGAAGTGAAATGCGTATGCTGTTCAGCCTTGCAAAAGGTGCTACAAAAGAAGATGTTGAAAAAGCTGTTCGTATCATTGAGGCATTGCAAAAGGATGAATGATTATTGGGCGATATTTATATTAGAGGAATCGAACTGCCGCTGACTGTAAAAGGTGTTACTGTTGTGGATTCAGACGGTAATTTCAATGTTTACATAAATATTTTATTAAGCCATGCTGTTCAGCAAAAAGCAACAAAACACGAATTGAAACATATTAAATCAGAACATTTTTATGATTATGAGCCTGTTGTTTATAACGAACTTGAGGCTAATGCAATTTAGATAAGCAAAAATCTCAACGCAAAACAATACTTTAATCAAGCAATTTATTAGAAGATAATGAAAAAATTTGCTTGATTTATCAATTTTTTCAAAAAAAATATCTTAAAAATCTTGAAATTATTACTTATAAGTAATATTATACTCATAAGGGGCATAACTATGGATGAGGTGTATTTAAAAAAACAAGTGAATGACAGATACAGCAACATCAGATTTTCTGATGATTGCATTTCTGATATTACTGAAATAATTAACGAATCAGGAAATGAGTTATCCTTTTTAAAGAAATTTTGGCGTACTCTTAACATATTAGATGAATACAAGGATATGGCACCAATAAAGATGTCAAAACTTTTTGAAAGTCTGAAAGGACACAGCAACTTATACTCCATGAAAATAAAATTAAAATTGAATATAAGAATATTATATTCAATAGACAAAAACGGAACAATACTGTTGTATGGCTTTTATGAAAAAGGAGGAAAACGAATAACGGATTACAACAACGCAATACCAATAGCATTGGAACGATATAAGGAGAGTAAAAAATGAAAAACACAAAAACTATGACTGATTTTATTCAAACTTTTGCCGGCAGTTTATCTAAAGCTCAGATTAAGGCTTCTTACATTATTTCTGACATATCATCAAAAATTACAATTGAAAGATGTAACAGAGATATGACACAGAAAGAATTTGCTAAGTTTATGGGCGTTACACAAGGAATGGTTTCAAAATGGGAAAGCGGTGAATATAATTTTACCGTTGAAAGCATTTGCAACATATTAGAAAAGCTGGATTTGGACTGTAATTTTGAAATTTTTAAAGACAATATAATGGACAATATTCAAGATATTAGTTTTGAATTAGATAAGTCAGATGATTCAAAGTTATCAAAAATTGACTTAAAAAATCCTCAAAATTTATTTCTTTTAGAAATGGCAGGTTAATAATTATGGATATAAGAGATTCATTAGCTACATTACAATTATTAAATACAAGGGTGCCTGAATTAACCATAGAAAATGACTTTGTAACTCTTCCGTCAAAAGAAGAAACAGAAACATCCTTGGAATTAGGAGATGTCGGACACGCTATTGAAAAGCGTGACGACGCCTATGTCGGTGTTTTACAACTTAGGATCCATTCAATAACAAAAAGCAAAAAATCAAATAAGAAGATAGAATTTTCAATTGTTGTCGAAGGTATCTTCAAATTCGACGGTGACAACAAAGAAATGTTTGAACAGATGTTGTTTCTTAACGGTAATTCATCTCTGTATTCAATAGCTCGTTCCCATATAATAAATATGACATCTTTATCTTTTGCGTCAGGTCAGATTATATTACCTATGCTTAATTTTGTAAAAATAGCTGAACAGCTCAAACAAGGTGAGGCAAAGGTTTCTGAATAAACTATAAAATAAAAAAAGACCGCTCACAGCTGGCACTATGAGCGGTCACAAAAAGGTATGCGAGAAGTCTGCACTCCTCTTAATTATTCTACATTTTATGACATTTCTTGTCAATATAAATATATAATTTTAAGAGGTTTTGATATGAACAAATTAGAAAAATATATAAACATTCCCGAAATTAAGGCTGATACAAATTACTGGATGCTAAGAACTAAAAAAGGTGCATTTTTCGATGAATTTGTAAAAGACAGTTACATAGCCATAGGCTGGAATATAGTCTTGCAAGAACATTTAAAAGACAATTCTAAATTTCCCGATTTAAAAGAAGAATTAAAATCCAAATATCCCGAAAAGAACCCCACTACATCTCTGAATAAATGCCGCAGGTTTGTCTGCGAATTAAAGAACGATGATATTATTGTAATAGTAGGTAATTACTCCGTGGCTTTTGCTAAGATAGGTGAATATTACGAAAATAAAAACGAGGAATTCACATCAACTAAAGAACTTGAAGTCCATACGCAAATTGAAGAAAATTTTCACAAAACATCACTGGTTTTATGCCCTTACATAAAAAGAAGAAAAATAGAAATAATTGATGTAGTTGATTTGCACAGTATCAATCCATACCTCGCAAAAGCTATTTTCGGAAATCACCACAGTCTTAGCTCTTTAAACGAATATGCAGAACTCATTTTAAATGCTTGTTATGGGGGTTACATATTTAAGAATACATTGTCTTTAACATTCAAAATTGAAAACAAGGAAGGCATTGACGCAGTAAGTTTCAATCGATTCTCAACCTTTGTGACTGAAATGTTGTATAACGAAACGGCTCAAATGAATGTCCGAACTGCTCTTAATTCACCGGGTGATATTTCTTTTCAGATAATTTTAGATGGACTAAATACACTTAAAGATTATGTTATTCCAATTGTTACTACTTATGTAATTTTATTTGGTGGTTCCTTAAAAATCAAAAACTGTGAGATAAAAACAATTGGAGTAATAAATTTTATCAAAAAAGTAGTGGACAGAACACAAAATCGCAAAACATATAAATTGAAACGCAAAAACGAAAAGAAAAAAGAGAAACTCAAAGGGATACAGATAAAAAACCAGACAATTGAAGAAAAAATTAAAAACAAGAAATTAAATGCTGATTTACGCAAGCTAGAAATGGCAGAAGAAAACGAGCAAAAAATCCTGGAAGCTATCCATGAACTTGGTGCTCGTTCTAATAATAATATAGTAGACTTAAACAATCTTATACAAGACAATCAGGATATATTGGACGATAATGCCTGATTGCAAAAATTATAATGACTGGGAGAAAAGCAACTTCCCACAAAGCAACTGTAAAGTCTTTAATAAAGAAGTTCGCCACAAGGGATACAGCATTGAGAAACAGAGAAAAAACAGCTAAAACAAAGAAAACATAAGAAAGCATACCATAAATTTTTCTTGTTAGTTTTTTCATAAAACTCACCCCCTATTCTTATTATAATGATTTTCAGCAGTTTGTATATACAATTCAAACAAAAAGCACGAAAAATGAGTGTAAACAATGGCTTTTGGTGATAATTTAAAAAGGCTCAGAACCAATAAAAAATTCACTCAAGAATATTTGGGCAAGGTATTATGCCTTAGCCGCACAACGATTTCTAATTATGAAAAAGGTAAAATGCAACCGTCAATTGAAACTTTGATTAAATTATCAGAAATATTCAATGTCACAGTTGATGAGTTGATAAAGCAATAAAAAAATCCGCCCTGCTCGACTGGTACTCGAACAGAGCGGAATCACCTACACAGGGTGCAGATGATACGATTAAAACGCAAAATAATTGTATCACAATCCCTTGTGTTTTTCAAGTAATTTTAAGCACAAGGGATTTTTGCACCCTTTTTTAAGCAAAAGGAGTGTATAAAATGAAACTGCCTAACGGCTACGGCTCTGTTTATAAGCTGAGCGGAAACAGGCGCAATCCGTGGGTTGCCTGCGTGACAATAGGCTACAACAAAGAAACACGCAATCAGGAACGCAGAGTTATAGGCTACTTTCCCAACAAGCCGAAAGCTCTGAACGCTCTTGCTGATTACAATCAAAACCCGTTTGATGTTGATTCGGCAAGACGCACTTTTTCAGAAATTTATGAACTTTGGTACAAGGAGTTCATCACTGAAAACACAAATCCGAACACCAAAAGACAGTATAATGCGGCATACAAACAATGCTCAATGTTATACAATCGCAAGATGTCCGATATAAAAATCATTGATATGCAACGAGTTCTCGATAACTGCCACAACGGTTATCAATCGGTTAGGCGAATTAAAATTCTGTTGAACAAAATCTACGAATACTGCATATTTCACGATATGCTCCATAACAATCTTGCAGAAAAATTGAAAATCAATGCCAAGTCAGATGAAACAAAACGAGCACGCAGGGAGTTTTCGGAAAGCGAAATAAATCTTTTGTGGGAATATTCAAATCTTGATTCGGTAAAAATAGTGCTTATGCTGATTTATTCGGGAGTGCGTGTATCTGAACTTCTCAATCTGAAAATTTCAAATGTAAACCTTGACGAACAGACTTTCTTTGTTGAAAGTTCAAAGACCGATTCAGGTGTACGAACCGTGCCTATAGCAGATAAAGTACTGCCGTTTTGGCAGAAATTCATCTGCGATTCTCAATGTGGATATGTTCTGAATAACACCAATGGCAAGCCGCTGAAATACGATAACTTTAAACGCAACTACTGGACACCTCTGCAAAACGATTTAGGTTTAGACCACACCATACACGAAACAAGACATACCTGCATTTCAATGCTTGTATCGGCAAATGTGAACCACACAATCATCAAAAAAATAGTCGGTCACAAGTCGAAAATGGACTTGACCGAAAAGGTTTACACCCACATAAACCCAAAAGAATTAGTGAATGCAATCAACAAAATATAGTCTTATATTATCCTGAATTGTTCATAATTATGTTCCGTAGCTTACATATAGCTAACAAAATCCCCTATTTTCCCCATTCCTATCCCCCTTGCAAGTTACCTGCACCAACAGCCGTTTCTTATGCAGGGACGGCTGTTTTCTACCACATTTTCGGTCTGTTTTATGGTGATTTTCAAAATATTTGAATTAATTTTGAATAAAAAACGAAAATTATGTTGACAAATCCGAAAATATGGTATATAATAATTAAGCTGTTGTTATTAAACAACATTTCGAGGTGTAGCTCAGTTTGGTAGAGTGCTTGGTTTGGGACCAAGATGCCGCAGGTTCAAGTCCTGTCACCTCGACCAAAAAAGGTGGTTTTTTAACCGCCTTTTATTTTTTGCCAAAATTACTTAAAATGTCTTAAAAGTGGCTTAAACACTGGGTTTTTGAGATTTTAAAAATTCAGTTGAGTAATTTTGAATTAAGTTAAAACAAAATAAAATGCAGTCAAACTTACTGTCAAACTTACTGTCATTTTAGTTTGCCTGCTGATTTTCAAGGAAACAAGATAATATATTTTTAAAATTTATTACATCGTAACACAAAAGATTTTTTATTATTAAAACAACAAAGAGGTTAAGCAATTTTTTCTAATGCTTAACCTCTTTTTTTATTTTGTTGATTACAGAGCATTCCCATACCATAACTATCCTCTATATTTTTGTTCTCAATTAACATTATACTTCATCCCCTACAAGTATTTCTCATTTTACCCTACTGCTTTAAAAGCCTCTTCAGCTGTAGCATAAACATTTTCTGGTGCTATGCAAAACCATCTTCTATGAATACATTCTTTGGTTGACTCGTTATATTCAGGTGTAAGCTCTACATCGAATTGAGAATCAAAAGAACCAAATAAACCTACACTACATCTTAATACATCAGAAGTGTCTTTATCAATACAGTAAACACTTCTATGTTCAAGTCTTGCCTTTTTAATATCTCTGATTTTCATTAAAATACCTCCTTTAAGTCCTGTATAATTTTTCTTCTTAGGGTTGGGGTCATTGCTATACCTATCAGGTGAGATTCTACTGTCGATAAAGAAATTTCTTCGTCCTTGATTGCTTTTGATAATACCCTTATGTATTTATTATAATCAGGGTGCTTTACCGCTTCCTCGGCTGATAGATGAAAAATATTCTTTAAACCCTCATCACCTACAAAACTGCATATTGTCATCTTAATACCTCTTTTCTATTTTAAATATAATTACTTTCTAAAGATACTATTTAAAAGTGTACCACATATAAAGCACAACCGCTAAACATAGTATTCCACCTACAAGCACCAATACACTGCAAGCCACACTATGATTGCCCCTCTTATACCAATCATTTAAATTTAACACACACGAAGTTACTACTACTATTAAATAATCAAACAATAGTATTAAACAATCATCAATACCCATATACTCTACAACCTTTCCTTTTATTTTATTATATTATACCATATATTATAATTAAATTGAATACTTTCTTTAGTATAATATTTATTTTTTAACATAGAAAAAGAGGGTTCATAAAGAACCCTCTCTTCCCAATAATTATTTTAAGGATTTACACTTGCTGTCAAATTAATACCTACACGCTTAGTTGATAAGAACTTTCTTATCCCAGTTATCATTTGCAGATACTTCCTCGTCGTAAGCTGGAGTGATTGTTTCGGTCCAAGCTGGAGTAATAACTTCGTCATATGCGTCTTTCCAATAGCCATCTTCTACTGTTTTGGTTCCTACTTTAACCCACTGCTTTTCACAATGATAAGCTCCCGCACCATTTGTTTCCAATTCCCAAGTAAGATGCTCTCTCATCTGATTAGCATCTACTAACTGCATACCGCAATTATTACACACATCGATGTAGCCGTATCTCATATCATCCTCTTCGTGAGTACCCGTCACAATCCATTCTCTATCATGATGTTTTGTCACTGCAGGGTGATATTTTGTCACAGCATCGTGATGCTTATAGTACTTATATTTCTTAGCTGTCGTTTCAGCCTTTGATGACTCACTTGGCTTCGCTGGCTTCTGATTATTACTTGAAGAGTTGCTCGGCTTAGCTGGCTTCTTGTCGTTAACAGATGTATTTGTCTTTGAAGAGTTGTCTTTCTTTGATGATGTATTTTCTTTCTTTTCGGTGTTACCCTTGTTGCTGTTGTTATTGTTAGATACCGTAGTTTTTACATCGTCAACCTTAACTGTAACTGTCTTACCGTCATCGGTTTTTACTTCTACTTTGCCGTCTTTTAC